TGTGAGCCAGTCTAAACGGAAACCAAACCGCTTCAAAAGCTGCTATATTTGATGGATTTATGTTTAGTACGCTACCGTTTACAAATTCAAAATCGAAAGACATTCCTGATTCAACGTATGGCTTTATTGATGACAAGCCAAACTGATCATCTTTAAAAGCACTGCACATAACACCCTCAAATTCTACGCCAGCCAGCATTGACGCTCTTCTCTGCTGCTCTAGCGTTGGCGGTGATTCGGGAGGGTTAACGAAAATGCCACTCTCTAAAACTTGACCACAAACCGCATCAGCGGGGATACTTACAAACCCCTCTTGCTCGTTAGGCTGTTTTTGTATTAATACGTTATTTTCATCTAATAATCCAAACATTATAGTCTCCATATTTCAATAGTTGCATATACCGCATTTTCGCCACCGCCCGACAAGTCCACCCCAAAACCGGTACCGTCTGTTGTCTGGCAATGATGCTGTAGCTCAAAAACTTTAGATGATGTTATTGTAATCTCATTGCTTAGAAAGCTGTGGGTCATTACGTTGAACCCGGGGTTAAGATAGGCCGAACTGCCTACAATCTCAGTAGTGCCGTCTGTTATATTTCTTAATCGAATCTTGTGTCCCCCCGCTTCGTAGCCGGGTGCAGAAGCCTTAACCCTATATTTTCCCGCTTGAAGTGTAAATTGATTCCCAGCTAGCGTGACAATTAGATCGTCGTCGCTGTCCTTTGTGTTTAGAGTTCGTGTTTGCCAAGCACCAGAAGTAAATGTCCCCCCAGAAACCCCCGAAGCTTTTGTATCTGTAATCTTTGCGTAAGCTTGAGTCTTGCTCACTAATTCAAACCAACCATTGACAGAATCATAAATAAGCTCAATTCGTCCATCTATATCGCCTGCCGCGGGGTCTGCGCCTCCCGATAGCTTTACGGACTTTGACCCACCCGAAATACCTGTTATTTCTGCTGTTACTGCACCACCTGTACATGGGTTAGAAATTACAGCACTGACTTTTAAGCCATCCGTGTACGCAATAGGCCGAGGCTTTCCATCAGCCGGGGCAAACACGTAAGTATCAGCCGCGCCGCTATCAGTGAAAAATTCAGACATGTCTAGCGGGTTAGACCAATATGTGTTTGTCGTGTCTAGCTCAGGGTCTTGGCCTGTGTGTATCTGCTGGGAAATATAAAACGCGCCATTCTTATTAGTTATACCAGTCGCAGGAAATTCTTGTAATAAATCCCATTCAGGCACGCCCATTTGATGAATATATGCGTGGAGCTGGCCCAAAGTAAACCCCAGACCGTTAAAATCCTCTTTGTCGGGCTTATCGTTTACGCCAACAATCTCCCACCCTAGAAAATAATCAGCATTAACGTTATCATCTAGCACATCGCTTTGTGTGACATCTCCGAATACAGTCCTATTAGTTCCTGTAGAATTTGACGCGAAGGCTTTTAAATCGCCCGTGTACCTATTTATTTTTGCCATTTTAAATTACCTTCGTTGAAAAATACCCGCCAATAGCTGAGTCAGATTTACTACCAAATCCTTTTCCGTTTTGATTGCTGGAAAAAGAAAACCCATCGTCAATATATGCTTGTGATATTTTAGCATATCTTACCCCTTGAGGTTTTGGCAGTAATCCTATTGATAATATTGCCTTTAAAAAATCTATATTGTATTCTGGAGAAACGTATAAGTTTATCGACATATTATAGTTATCTACAACATAAGCGGCGCCATCAAACAAAGTGTTAACTGCGTCTTGAATAGATATATTATTAACATCTACCAAGTACGGTGATCCGAAATTTTTAGCTATCTTTGCTTTAATAAACAAATAGTAATTTGGGTCATCAAGTACTAAGTCCGTATAATCAGGAGAGAACTTGCTGGCGAATGGTGCAGTATCAGCAACTGGAGAAAATTTACTATCAAATCCTCTTGCGTCCGAATTATCGGAAAACCCAAAGGCCAGCTTTGGTATTATAGAAGGAACTATTCGACTAACACCAACTATTTTTCCAACAATATCTAAGCGATCACCATAAGCATTATCGACATCAAATTCCACAGGGAAACTTTTCAGCCAATTAAATATTTTCTCGTAACGTGCGGCCTTAAATTCTATCTCGGCGCGAGCTTTGGGCTTATCCCAATACTGCTTGATTAATAAGTTTCGATAGTCGCTAACAAAACTCAAGGTATATCTGTGACAGTCACGTCACCCTCATCGATTGAGTATTTTTCTGGAAGTCCTGCAATAAGTCGCTCGTCAGTCCACGTTATGCCATCATCGCTTATTTCTAGATTGTACGGTATGAATCCATTCCCTGCTCTAAACGCATCAGAATACAAGTCGCTTGCAATAACATTGTCGCCAACATTAAAATTGCGGCTTGCTATTTCTTGAGCGATTAATGCCGTATCAACTGGATTTAGTGCGTTTTTACGTTTAGCATCAAGTCGCACAAAAATGGGCGTGCAGGTAGGGCGATCAAACGTCATCGTGTGAATTATTTCAAACTCTGAATTATCTGGCCTAATTACCGTCTCGGTGAAAGTGCTAGTTACCGCGCCGACCATTCCCTTGCCACCTGTTTTATTTAAAACCATGGTTTCTACAATATCAGAAACGGCACCTCCTTCAACTACAACCCAAAGCGAGTGAGCAGGGATTCCATCACCATCAGTCACATCGGTATCATTCTCATACACCGCTAAATCAGTCACATTATTAATATTACCTATGGCGGTAAACATCCGGCCAATGCTTGACGACAGTGGAGACTCAAGCGATCTATTTCGGCGCTGCCTTGCCTGCTCTTCGGTTTCCTCTTCTATGCCTACGGTTGCTGCTAGCGGATTAGTTAGCGATGTCACACCAATAACAAATGTGGCTTGTTCAGTTACCGTGCCAGCACCGGCCTCAATAGCGCCAAACTCTTCTGAGAATAACGTGACTGTGGTTGTGCCAGAGGGAATACTTACGCTAGTCAATCTTATCCATGACTGCCCTAACTCGTCTCTCGCCGTGTAATTCTCGTCTAAAGTAACGGGGCGATCAGTTGTAATTTCAACATCAACCTGTGAACGAGTTGCAGGGCGAATGGTTACGCCTGCCAGCTTCATAATTCTTTGCTGTGACTGACCGAAAGCAAAATCTGGGTCTGACTGCTGATACATGGTCAATCCAAAAGACTGTAGGTCTAGCTCAATCTGAGACTCAAAGGCGATACGCTGACCATCCGGCGTGTCGGGATCGACATTAATATCACTACCATAAATTTCTTTATAGCTGGCAACCCGCTCATCGTATATTTCTTGAAACGTTTGAATTTCTATGCCGTTTTGAGTAAATTCTGGTTTCATGGTGTTAAGCCTACAGTTGTCGATATTGACTCATTATATACGTCTGTGTACGTTACCGCTATTCTGGCGTTTCTATTGATGTCTTTATCAATAATTCTTAGTTCTTGGATAGAGATAACTCCATTAGTTTGAGACACGCACTTTTCGGTTGCTCTTAATATCTGCCTTTCTGTTCCTAGATTTCCAAAAAGCTCTATCCACGGATTACCTTCATCAATATCTAAAGAATAATCATTAGTAAATGACCGCAATCTAGTCACTACATTTTGCTTTATTTCATCGCTGCGCTGTACATAATCGGCTTTACCCCTGCCAAAAGTCCAGTCGCCATTGTTGGTTATTGATCTTACGCTCATGATGGTACACCCGTATTCCCGCCGCCAGTTTGAACGCCACCATGCACATGAGTGGCGAAGTCAATGCCAGATATTGTTGCATTTCCGCAAGTAACTCTACCAGTGCAATTTATATCACCGTTTACCGTTAGGTTACCGTCAATTGTAACATCGCCGACAATATTAGTATCGCCGACCTGCTTTATAATGCTTGGAATATCGATGGCTCCGTCAAAGTTTTCAAGGCCGACAACAGCAAAGCCATCGCTATAGTCGTGCATTCTAAATTCAGCAGGCTCAACAAAGTTTTGACCAGAATACCACCTATCCATACATCGCTCAGTAAAATGAACCAAAGCATAATCGCCAACGGATATAGGGTGTGCCGTGTAGCTACTCCCACCTTTCATAAATAAGGGGATAACCTTTGTAAAAGTTGTTAGCTCAATAGATCGGCCTTCAACAACACGATTAACTACTGGCTTTACGTCAATTGTTTTCTGATTAACTTTTTCAACACGGCAAACGGTAGACGTGTGGAGGTTAGCCAGTGCATTAAACAGGCAAATATTTATCGTATCTATTAGCTCTTTTTTCTCACTCACCGATCAAAAACCCCGTGCATGTTTGATTCCATGCGTCGCCATAATTATCACCAGAGTAGTTTATTACGTCTACCCGGTAAACGCCATTTAAATGCGGCGCAGTCTGGCTTGTCAGCCTTGCTTGTCCGCCTAATATAATCGACGGATTAAATTTTGTTTGAAAAGTGACCTCCTTGTTCTGCCTTGTCGGAGTGCTGATAAGTCCGGTTTGAGCAGAAACAAGCGGGATAAACCGCCCGACCGTTTCTCTATCGCTTATGATGTAAAGCTGCTCATTATCAATGAACCACGTTTCATCATCACCTATTGTTTCTTCAATAAGTTGCAATGAGTTACCGATTAATACCTTGGGGCGACTCAATACAGGCCGATCATTTATTTGCCCGACAGTGGTGTTAGGCATATCCTCAAGCGCAGCGTCTACCGCTCTCCTGCCACCTTCTACAGTTCTATTTGTAAAACTGTTAAGCCCATCAAAGCCGCCGTCTAACGAATTTATAGAAGTAACTATATTGGCTCCCTGCCTTGCGTTTTCTCCGGTTAATACCGTTCCTTTATATATTTGCTCAATGCTTCCTTTATACCCAGCAGACAGCGTTATCGGTATTCTCTTGCTATCTTCTGCATCTTTGACAAGTTGCAGTCGTTTAGATTCTTCTATGTTTTCAATAGTGATTCTGGCTTTATTGAGGCCACCACGCGTCGACTTATCAACGCTGAATGTAATTCTATTAGGATGTGACACAGTTACCGTGCCGCCTCTTACGCCAAAAGTGACACTGCAATCACG